GTTGAAAGTAAAGTGCAAATTATCTCCTACCTGCCAAATCTGGGTCAAAATTTTAACGGGGCGCCCCAGAAACGCATCGTTAGTGTCGCTAGTATGTGCTATGTCCATAGTCTGGTCTGATCCACTTTTCATAGTGGAGGCCCAGCCAGAAGTATTAGAATCAAAGCAAAGGACTTCTTGCGACATGTCCTTTAAAGTCATTTTCATAGTAGAATTTTCAATCCGTGTTTTAATAAATACAAATAAGATGGATAAGTCTATTTATACAAAAATGTGTAAAATGAAATCAAGCAAGCATATATAAAGTTACACTAATTTACACCTGTAATCAATACTAAATTTCACCGCTGTTTGGGAGAATTGGACATTCCCTGGTAGCCGGAGAACCATAACTGTGCACTATTCTATACTGGTCGAATTGACGCTCAAAAAGCATCTGTAACATTTCCTCATAGGTATAACCTAAATAGAGGATCATATGATCGATACCAGCAAGAGAACAAACTCTTTTCATAAGAGACTGGAACGCACAAAAATCCAGTTTTCCATGTCGAACAAACTCAATAAGAGCCTGATCAACAACGCAAACGGCAATTGTCATAGGATCTGTATCAGACTGCATATAATTGTGCAGACTTTTAAAAATTGAATCCTTATCTAAGGGAGCTACAAAACAAGAATATGCAGGCTCCCATCGAAACTTTCGCTTTCCGAACGTAGCATCGTACGGCTTCACAAACGGCTTGAGAGAATTATCTTTCTCAGCTGGAGTGTAAACCATATTAATCGACGCATAATACGCTTCGATAGTTAGACAATTATACCACGGACAAATTGTAGAGAAGAGAGAATCATCTCCCAAAACTGCTAAATGTACGTAGTTCCGAAAACGTGCATGTTTCCGGACGTGTTGGTAAAACACCATCCGGTGGAGCAACGAATTAACCATACCTGCAAATATAGCAGTTAGCCAATTTCCTGACGGATTCCAACCGTCGACTATAAAGATTGCTCCATTGAAAACCCAAGCATTTAACGCTAGACTCTCTATATAAGAAGTCATGGCGACTAACCAAATTTCATCATGGCCAAGAAACCTGGCCACATTTATCAATATGTCGCCTGCAG